TCTCTTCTAATACGAATACAGGCCATTTTTTACCTACTAAACTGGAATTAGTTTTACTAGCAACTAAAGTTGCCATGTAGGTAGTTTTCTTTCCTAACTTTTGTTCTTTTATATTTACAATTTGTAGTAGTTTGTGAGGAGTTGTTTTGTACCAATCAGGAGTTTCCCCTACTGCAATTGGTGCGCCAATTCCTTCGTAAACAGGTTTCATATGTGTAATTAAAAATCTATTAGTTCTTAGTGCTACAAACGGATTAATTATTCTATCATAAATCTTATTTCTAACTTTCCAATCTAAAGGACTTACTCTTACTGTATCTGAATCTTGTATTACAGAACCACTTCTTGCTGCATTCTTTACTAATGATTTACGAAGTACATCACTAGAACCTTCGTAGATTTTATCTACGCCATCTAAAATTACAGCCTTTACATTTCCTTCTTTAATTTCTTCTTCTACCATTTTAATCCAAGTAGAACAGTTGTGAAATGTTTCATCCCAATCCATAGAACCATCTTCATTCCAAACATTAGGGACAAATACTTCTATGTCTTTATCTCTATTCCAAGCAGAGTCCCAAGTTGGTGTAGAGCCATCATCTAAGTCTAGTATCTTAACTTTCATACCTTTCTTGATTTCTTCCTCAGTTCTACAATCCATTGCTAAACCTGATTTACCAACTTTAGGATTACCTGTAATTCCTAATAGTAGGAACTCCTTTTCTCTCTTCATTCTTTCTTGTATCTGTTGCATTATTATTTTCTTTCTATCTTCATAACTCATTGTCATTCTTGTCACCATTTATATTATAATCAAAGAGATTTGTTATTTCATCTAAATCATCTTCGTCTACTATTATTCTTATTTCTTTACCTGAAGAAAAATGGAACTTAACCCAATATTCTCCTGTAACGTCATTTAGTTTTCTTGTAGTAAAATCTACTTTACTAACATTAAACCAATAACTACTGCCTTTTATTATTTTATTATTAATTATTTCAAATTCTTTCATTTTAAATTCCTCATAAGGATTAAGGGTTTTGCACCCTTATAGCCAACAATATGTGCATGACTACACTTTTACGAACTTAGTCGAAGAACCAATCTGATTCTTCTGATTCAACATGTTCAATTAATTCAGGACTTCCGCCTCTAGCATTAATTACATATATTCCACTAACATTAATTGTTACTGGTCTTAATGTTCCTTCATCATCTGTACCTTGACTTGTTCTACCAACAACGATAACTTCAGAACCGATACCGAAATCAATTACTAAAGAAGAAGGAATCCAACAAGTAGTTGCTGTGAATCCCTCATTGTCAAAATTAAACTCAGTAGTTAAATCATCAATGTTAATGATTCTGTTGCCATTACCTGTCGGTGTCATATTAATACTAGTAACTGTACCATCAGTAACAACGTAACGTTGTTTGTATGGTCTAGAAGCAGCATTACTATGAGCCTGTTCCAAGTCAACTAATGGACTGTAATTTTCAGTACAGTACTCCATAATTATGTCTTGAACAGAACCAAACGGTACTCTCTTTCTATCATCTTCTTCTGCTAAATCATCATTAAGAATCAATGATTCCATTGTTCTAGATTTACCACCAAAGATAGTAGTGTAATCTTCATTCATGAAGAATGCATCAAAGTGTACCCACTCAAAAGTATTAGGTGTAAAAGTAAGAGATGACTCGCCTTTGTAACTAAAAGCGAATGCTCCCATTCTACCATCTACTTCACCAACGAAAACTCCGGTTCTTCTCCACTCTGAAACAGGTGTAGGTTTACCATAGTTCTTCTTATTCCAAGCAGCATCATTAGTATTTAATGGTACTAAGAATAGACCATTATCTAATGCTACATTGTTTTCAGGTAATGCTTCCATAACTTTGACTCTTTCTTCATTGTCTCTCATCATTCTACCTTCGTATTTTCCATCTTCTGTTTGTGCAAATATAGCAACTTTACCAAGAGAGAAAGTTAAATCACTGTCTCTATTGTATTCCTTAACTACTCTTTCTCTATCCAATGCCATTATATCTACTGCATCATTTAGTGATACAAAGAAACCAAACGCTTTCTTGTAGAAAGAGTTGTTACTATTGTCTTGAGTCTTTTCACGATTTAGTATGTTTCTAGCACTACTAAAATATTGTCGCCAAAGACCTCTAGCCAATAATGGCTCTTTAGATGCATCGAGATTGTTCTTGGAACATATTTCCTCGAACTTACTCATAGCATCTTCCTCGGATAAACCGAGCAGTTCTGCTGCTGTTCTTATTTCATTCATTATTTCTTCATTCATTTTTATTTACTCCTTTTTTTCCTTTCGTATTTTATTTCAACCAATCCCTCTGCTGCCATTACTAAACCGCAAAGCACCCAAAAGAAATTGGAATCTACACTAATGTAATTTAACGTGTTCAAAATTGGTAGTATAATTAGTGCTATACCACCTGCCACGATTATCTCATATCTAAGTATAAGATGTTCGAAGTCATCTTTATCAACAACTCCATCTTTATTAAAGTCAAAGAAACGTTTTACCATCTTCTTCTCCCCCTATCATTATCTATCATTTTAATTAATATTCTCAATCCAATCAACCCCAAAAGTACCTCTATCATTTTATCATCTGCCCTACCATCCAAGATGCTAAGACTTTAGGATTCATATTATTACTACGCCATTCTGCTTCACCGATTATTCGGAGCATTTTGAATTTGTAATTAGAATCACTTTCAGTTTCTAGAACAGTTGTATGTAAATTAATACATATAGTCTTCATATCTGTTGAATCGTAAATCAATTTATGCACCTTCTCTAAAGCATTTTCATATTTATTTTCGTTTATCATTTCTATAATTTCAGAGTATGGTTTCATATTCATGTCTATTTGATATTGGAGAGTTCGTTTACTTGCTGATGAAGCCTGTAACTCGTTCAACCCTCGTCTCAAGTCTCCTTGTAAATATATAATAAACTTATCTAATTCCTCTTCTGAATGTGTATTTATGTTCTCTTTTGACAAGATTTCGGACATTATGTATTTCATGTCTTTATTGTTAAGACGCTTAAAATTGTAGTTAGCACATCTTGACATTAAGGGATTGATAATCTTATGTCTATCATTACAAGTAATAATAAATCTACAATTATCAGAATATCTTTCCATAATTCTCTTTAGTGCATTTTGTGCATCTTTAGTCATACCGTCCATTTCATCTAGTAAAATAATCTTAAATGGTACATCACCGATTCTTTTAGTAGAAGCAATCTCTTTGATTCTATTTCTTACTGTTTCTAACTTTCTATCATCAGAAGCATTAATCTCAAAGAAATTATTCTTTCTATTATCTTCTAGTATCCCGTTCGCTAAAGAAATAGCAGCAGCAGTTTTACCTACACCTGCTACACCATACAATAAAACATTAGGCATTTCTTTATTGGCAACCCAATGTTCTGCATCTAATACAAAATTAGTTTGCCCTATTATTTCATTAAGTCTTGTTGGTCTATATTTTTCAGTCCATAATTCACTCATCTTCTTCTATCTCCTTTTCTAATTTACTAAATGTTTTATCAGTAACTTGACCATATACTACATCCATCCCAAATCCTATTGCATGTAATGCCTGTGTTGCCGTAAAAATTCTTTCCATAATATGAGGCGGTGCTTCACATGGTTCGAATTGTTCTGTTGTATATCTAAATGCTATTGTAAAATATGTCTTCTCTTTTTTCATTGTATCGCCCTCTGTTTCAAACTTTTAGTTGTAATGTTATTGGCTTTATCTTTAGCCATTCTTTGTTTATATGTTTTTAACCCGTAAGTAATAACATCCATAGGACTGTCAAACAGTTCTCCTATTCTAGAAGGTTCTATTACTACACAATCACAAAAATCACAACACCTTCCTTCTGCGATTGGTTGTGCATTATTTCCATCTGTTCTGAAAACTTTCCCATTTAACATTTTATGTTCTATGTTTTTTAGACAAATAACACATTGTATTATTTCTTCCACTACTCTTCCTCTCCTTTTAATTCATTAATTAGTTTTAGAAACAGTTCATTTTGTTTCTCTAACAAATCTAACATTTTATCCATTCTTCTTTTATATTTTCTATCATTCAATTGTTTTCTCATTTTTATTCCTCTTTATTTTTATAACCACTTATCTAAAGTGGGAGAAGGTAATACTACCTTCTTTGATTCTATTTTTCTTTTTTCGCCAAGTTTTAGTAATCTACATTCTGAATTATCTAACTTAGTCATAGCATATTTTTTGAACTTATCATCTTTCAATAAATCTTGTAAAAGATAAGTTTCATGTCTTCTTAACCCTAATCTATTAGCAATACTACCTAACTTAGAATACTTTCTTCTAGTAGGCATTACCATCTTAGCACTTAGTTTACCATTATGAGAATATGCTAACAACTCATAAAAGTAAGAACTATCCCAACGTCTTTTAACATTATTATCTATAAATGCTATTTTGTTAGGATGTATGTTGGGTATAATCCAAGATAAGATTTGATTATCTGCGGGAGTATTAATCTTAAGTTTAAGAGCAACTTCATCTCTATCTCTATTAGTTAGGTACTCTCTAACTAAAGTAAACATATCTAAATCATAATTGATAGGCTCGTCTGCTCTAGGTGATATGTTTAGAACATCTAACTTTTCTGTTGGTCTTTTCATATCACATAAATTATAGATAGAAGTAGGTACTGCCTTTTTACTATCAGTAATTAATACTACCTGACCTGCATACTCTAGTATTGTTCTTCGTATCAAATCAGTATTTGGTTTGTAATGCATTTCGTCTATGATAATACCGATGTCTTTAGGAATACTAAAGTTATCTGTAATATCATATTCATTAGCATACATAATTATCGGACTATCAGATACAAAGGACATAGCCCTTTTCATTTTATCCATTGATGTATTGCCTAGTACTATTATTGGTTTAGTCTTCGTATGTTGATTGCTTATTTTTATTAGACTCATTTATTCTCACTTCCACTATTTGTTCATAATTATTGTTACATTTTTGGCACTGTACTTGTACAATGTACCATTTAAGTTCATTTTCTTCTTTAACACCTGCATCACAATAAAAATCGTGATTCCCACATTCTTGACAACCTTCCCAAAGAAGTTGATGAATATGATAACCTAATATTTCAGTATCATCAATTGAATCAACAGGTTTGTTATCTAAAATTGCTAGATGACATATTTCACAAATATGTTTATCGTTTTTTATTTTTCTTAAATCACATCTAGGACAAGTAATAGATTTCTTTTTCATATTAAATACCCCTTCAATTCTAGAATCTCATCAAGACCATCCATTGTCTTATGCTTACCGTCTTCTATTAATTTTTTAACTTCACTAAAAACATCCCAATTATTATCATAAGATACTGAAGACATATCATATGTTTTCATAAACCTATCAATATCTTCTAATTTAGAAATTATTAATATTGGTCTTTGTCTATTTTTAGACTCAGATATTTTGTATTTGCTATTTATGTTGTTTTGTAAGAAACAACGGTGGAGTGCCTGTAATCTTCCACCGTTGCTCCTAAAGGCTATTGATAATTTTACTCTATATCCTAAACTATATCTTTCCGCTTTGATAACTGATACAGTAGGTTTTGCTATTACAGAACAAATGCCTAGTACCACGTTGCGGTCTAACATAATATTTCCTAGAACAATAGGTAATTAATATTTTACCTACGAAGTTCTAAGCCATATTTTTTATGTCCTCTATTGTGTTACAATTATATGCATGTTTATCATTCCTAATTCTTATAACTCTAGGAAATCTAAGGCCATAATTGCCATCAGAGTCCTGTGATATTAAATCACATCTTACTTCTAATACTATTCTAGGTAAAACAAAGAATACATCAGAAGAATATTTGTCTATTATTTTCTTTAATTCTGTTGTTAAGTACAATAAATCTCCATCAGATAAACCACTTCCAACATTACCAACATTCTGATAACCATTCTTTGTTTTAGCAGAAACACCAAAAGAGCCGAAAAGCCCTGAACGTTTACCTTCACCATATTTAGCAGAAGTTATTACTAAGTCTAGTTCTATTCTAGCAGGTTTATGTTTTAAAATATTATTACTTCTACCACTTCTATACTTAGCATCTAAATCTTTTATCATTACTCCTTCAAATCCTCTGTTAATGGCAGTGTTATACGCTACATCAATGGGCGTATTTTCGTCAAAACTCCACACTTGGTTGTTCTCAGGGAAATCTTTTAGATGTAAGAGACGTTTTCTATATGGTTCATCAATTAGTAAGTAACCCATGTATTGTATTATATCGAAAATAACCATCTGAACAGGGCATTTAAGCACCGCTTCTTGTTTATCCTTAGCATGAACCCTAGCAGCCATTATCTTGTGAGGAGCAGGGTCTAAACTACCTTTTTTGGTGACAGGATATATCTCAGTATCTAAAATGCAAGTACTAGCGTTAAACTGTAATACTTCTTCTACTACATCGGGGAACTGATGAGTTACTAGTTTACCTTTTCTATTAAAAATCAATACATCAGTTTTATTTTTGTGTATTTGATACCTATTCCCATCATATTTAGTATCTAAAATGTAATTTTTAGGTAAATTATTAGAATATACCTTTGCTAAAGAAGGTTTTAGGAACATTCCGGTTTGAATACTAGTTGGAGGTTCTTTGTTTTGTTCTAAATGATGAAAAACAATAGAAACGTGTTGTATATTAGATAGATGTTCTACATTTCTGTTAGGAAACCTTCTTTTTACTGCTTTTATTACAGTTGACTCTGAAACATCGTTTCTAGGAGACCTTAACCAATATCTTATGAACCACTTTAACTCTAAATTAGACATTTTGTTTATTGATTCAGCAAAAATAGTATATGAATCACTATTTATGCTAGAACAATCTAAAACTAAAAGAGAATAAAGTTGTTTTATTGTAAAATTACTTTCTTTACCGTTAGGTAAGAACTGATACATACCTTCACCGATATCTCCCCAAACTTCTTGTTCGGCCTTAACTTCATCATCGAACAACTCCAAAGCATTGGCAACCCAAGTGATAGCACGTTTATTTCCAATAGAATTTACTTCTAAGTTTAAAGTCAAAATATCTAATACTAATTTAGGATTAGAAAAAGAACTAAGTGATTCATCTATAATTCTTATTTTTTCCTTTGTACTATTCTGTAATTCTAAGGCTTCACACATTCTTGCGAATCTAATTAGACTCATCCTTGTTCGCCTCATTTTTATTGTTTATTTTTTCTAATGCTTTAATTAACGTAGGTAATTCTTCCATATTTATTCTTACTCCTTTTCTTGTAGGTTTTCCGTCTGAATACCATCTAACATCTACGACCTCTACTTTCCAAAACTCTCCGGTTTTGATTAGTAGTTCAGTAGTAGCATTGCGTGGTACTCTTGCTATGATATCCATATTATCGCTCATGTAAACCATCCTTCCTTGAATCTAGTAAGTTCCTTTAACGTAGTGAAATATCTAGGCGATTCTAAATCATCCAATCTATTTGCTACCCAAATAACTCCACCTAAACTACTTATCTTAACTATTTCATATTGCCTGTTCTCATCACACTCAAATATTTCTTGTGTGTTAACTTCGGGTACTAAACCATAGTTTCTAGATAATTCTAGTGCAATAGATTCTAAATTATTAGAAACATATTTTACTATTAGATTTCGTTGTATAGGAACTTTAGCATCTACTACTAATTTCATCTTACCTGTCATATCACAAACCTTACATTTGTTTCCTTCACAAATAGGACACGATATTTCCGCAGGTAAAGGTGCGGGAAATTGAATAGTAACTGCTTTTCTAGATGACATTACTCTGTTCCTCTCCATTCTCTATAAGTAACAGTATAGTTAATTGTTATATCATATTCAAAATCAGAGAAATATAATTGTACTTCACCAATGGAAGGTGCATAGCCGTTAGACCAAACATGTTCTCCTTGCGAAACATAGCCCCCGACTTCGAAAGTATAGTTATGGAAAGTTACAGTATTATTATCTACTGTAAAACTTAGGTGAGTTGCAGTATAATTACAACTGATTACTTCTAACCATGTTGTAGAATTACCTAATACTATTACAGGAGTAGTTGAATTATTATCTCCAACTAATACTGTAAAAGACCCTTCTAACGTAGAAGAGTTAGGAATAACTCTATCTTCATCTACTGGTGGGTCGGGTATTATTTCACCTGCACAACCTGATAACATTACTGCTATCAAGAATACTAATCCAAATTCTTTCAATGTTGTTTGTCTGCTATTTTCTTCATTCATTCAAAATCACCTATAGTTTGTTGTCCGTTTGCTAATGCTGCTTTCTTTTCTTTTGCTAAATCTTTTTCGTGTTGAACTAACATCATAATTTCAAAAGCCCTAGATAGTTTCTTGTCATCATTGTTTAATGTAACAAGGTCTCCTTCACTATTTTCGTAGAGACATTCATCTAATAACTTTCTCATATAACATACTAAATCTGTTAATTCCTTATTATCTTTAACTAAGGACTTTACAGCCTTAGCAACATTGTTTGTGTTTTCAATTAATTCTTTATTATTCATTTATTCTTCACCATCCATCATAGGTTCTACATCATCAAAAACAGTTTGTTCTAATAACCCATAGTAAACCTTCTTTGCTGCGAAAGTTCCTTCGGGATAAACTGCATTATCCATATTAACAGAAAGATATTGATTATCTCCTAATACAACTGCACTCTTCATCATTGGTTGCCATGTCTTAACAGTTCTCCAATCTGTACTGCTTAGATATGCTTCACCAAAAGGATGAGTGTGAATCCAACTCTTAATCGGTATTCTCATCGGTGCGCCATTTACTAATTCATCTTCGTGACCTTCAAAAGATACAAAGGCGGGTGTACCGCTACTAATATACAAATCATCCTTATCATCTATTACTACTTGTACTTCCATGCCTTTTAGTACTTCATCAGACATTTTCCAAATAGCAGATAGGAACATTTCTGTATCTGCACATGGTCTAATAAAATTAACACCACCCTCAGTTTTTAACATGTCAGAGTAAACATCTCTAATGTGTTGTTTCCAATCAAACTCTTCCATTGCTTTTTCATTTTCTTCATTATTTATTTCTTCTTTTATTTCTTCTTTCATTTATATTCCTCCCATTTGTTCAACCATAGTATCTTGGGAATTTTCAAATTCGTGGTATGCCCTATGACCTGCAATAAAACCACCTGCGTGTCTTTTTGTTCCTAAGAACTCTTCACCACACGCGGGACAACAAACTCTTACTATTTCTGCTTGTAAATAATATCCGTCTGTCGAAATAACATTCATTATATTACCAATATCTTCTTCCAATAAATCATCTATATCTGAATCTTCTTTACTCATACATTCACCAACATTTTATCTGCTACATCATTATTATCATTAAACCAACGCTGAATCCATTGTGATGCTATACCTGCAATCGCAATGTGCATTGTGTTTATATCTTTGGCAGAGCCATCCCAATCAGCACCTTGACAACTAAAAGAGCCATCAGCACCCGCTAATAAATCAGGTATTATTAATGGATTAACTTTGTAAGATACTAATAATGCCATTCTACCTTGCGCTCTTAAGTCTAACCATTTAACAGGACAATCTTCTCCATGACCTGTTTTGTAAAGTATTCTTCTTGCTGCTAAATTATCAACACAACAAATCACTAAATCATAATTTTGTTTAAGTTGTTTTTCGCTCAAAACTTGGAACTCCTTTCTTTCTGCTATTGCATCGGAACGCAATCCTAGTTTACCACCTAATGCTTCTACCTTGAACTTTCCTATATCTTCAACATTATAGTTTTGATAAGATATATTTTTTTCTTCAACTTTATCATCATCATAAATTGTTATGTGATAAAGAGGCATCCCTCTTTCACTAATTCTTTCTAGGAAAGATGCTAGGTAACTACCTATTCCACCTGCTCCTATTATCAATAACTTTCTTTGTTTTAATTTCTTTGCTTTCATTCTAATTCCTCTTTTTCATATATTTCTTTTGTTTCTGTTTCAGAAAGAGACATGTGATATTCATGTTCTGTTTCCCATAGATTCGTAAAGATTAGTAGTTCTTTGTCTGAAACAGTAGCGGTAAAAATAGTACCGCTTTGCATATGAATATCTAATTCATATTTTGCCTTAGACAAGACTCCTTTCTTTGCTATCTCTCTTATGGAAAAAGCAGTACAATAATTAATATCTATTGTAGTTCTTCCTGTTGTTGTTTCCATTGTCATTTTTCTT